TGACTTCTACCACCGAATCGGTAAGAAAGGCGGAACTATTTCACGCGGTGGTGGCTTCGCGAGTAGCCACGAACTCGCCGTCAGAGCAGGTCGTAAAGGTGGCACGATTAGTCGTCGCGGTCCTAGCAAGAAGACGCTGGCCGAGAAAAAGGTGATTAAAAGCGAAGTCGCACCAAAGCCACGTAAAATCGAGGTCGAATACATCGAGGACTAAAATGCCGATTAAACGAGAGTTCACGAGTGAGCCGACAGCGATTGAGCTACCGTCATGGTATGAAGCTCGGCAAGCACGGCGGGCGAGAACAGAATCGCCGTATGTCGCCTGCATTGACGCGATTAAGTGCATGCTGACGCCAGACCAGTTCTACGGTATGTGCATCGGCACGGCGCTCAAATACATCTGGCGGTCGCAGGACAAAGGCGGAACGACTGACCTACAAAAAGCGATTGACTATCTCGAATGGGCGAAAGAGGCGCTAAATGAGACGCAAGAGACGGACGACGGCGAATACTAAGCGGTCAAAGCTAAATAAATTTAACATTTACTTTGAGAGAATTTAAAAGGGGGCAAAATGAGCAAAATCGAAATCAAGGACGCCGACGGCAAGCCGGCCAAGCAAATCAACCAATGGACGCTGACCGTCTGGGCAATAGCGCTCTCGGCAGTAGCGATATTCATTTCCATTCTGGCGTTATTCGTCGCCAACTTGACGGCGGATAAGTTGCCAGCAAGTGGCGAGAGCTGTATTAGAGCGAACGCCAACGGTCAACTTTACATAGGAGTGTGTCGATAATGTGTGTTCCAGACTTCGTGACTGGGATGTCGCTGGTCATCTTAGGAGCGTTAATTACATGGGTAGTCATGATGGTTGGCAAATGACGACGTGTCCGAGCGAATATGATGAATGCGTGGTCTTCCACCAATGGCTAGTGGCGAAACGCTACAAGCACGCCCACATTAGCAATGAGAGCCAGAGCGGTGGCACGAACGCCATGATTCGTGGGGCAAAATTAAAACGAATCGGTCAGAGCAAGGGCTTTCCCGACTACATCATTATCTGCCATCAGAAGGGCCACCCAGATTATCTGGATATTGTCGCCGTCGAGATGAAGCGCCAGCATGGGGGCACATTAAGCGACGAGCAAGCAGGGTGGCTCTCTGCTCTCGACGAAGCAGGCATCTGGACTGGCGTCTGTAAAGGTGCCGACGACGCCATCGCCTTTATGGAAGCCGTTACGAATGGTCAACCAATTGACGCATGGCAAAGTGCTTGGCGTCGCAAAATAAAACGGTTAAAATAGTAGTGCTCGAAACAATAAGGAGCACTCCTTTCTGAGCGGGTGTTTGGCCCGCTCTCTTTTGTTATTCACAAGCACGGCACGGCGGAAGCTCACGGCAGAACGCCGAGAGCCAAGCCAGGGCATCAAGCCCGCCTGAAATTGGTTCGAGCGTGCCGTCGAGCAGTATCCGCATTCGTCGGCTCTTTGGGTCGCAAATGATGAAACCATCAGTCTCGAAAGTCACCGACCAACAATTCGACCTAAGCCCCGAGCGAAGCTGGCAATTTTGAAGCGACCATGCCCGAGATGGTGGCGACGGCAAGCGAGAGAGACGGCGAGCGAGCCACGCTGACGACTTCATGGCGCTAAGTCCTCCATGGAGCGAACCTCCTTTTGTAAATCACGAATCTGTTGGCGGTTCTGGATGAATGACCAAATACCGCCGACGGCGACGACCACCACGGTAATTAAAAATACCGTGACGGCGTAGTCGCCGAGACGAGCACGAAGACGCCCCAAAAATCCAGCGTTCAGAGCACGGTGCTGGCGTTCAAGGTCTTCGACGCGGTCATTGATAGCGTTAAATGAATCGGATAACTCATCAATACGCCCGCTGAGCTGGTGGAGCTGGTCGGCGGTGGCTGACCTGTCAAGCTTTGACTCAATACGAGACATGCGCTGATTGAGTTGGTTGATCTGCATATAGAGAGCGACCACGAGCTGGTCGCCAGATAACTGAGACAAATCCAGATTGCCTTCCGGTGTAATGGCCGCGATGCCGTCCTTCATACTGCCATTATGGCACATAAAAAGTGGAAAAGTTGGCAAATTTAGGTGATTGCCGACACCAAAAAGTGGAAAACTCCGTAAAAATCTTTGTCAAAATGGTTGACATAAGCCAAGCACTTTGATAATATAATAATGTCATCAAGGTTAAATGAAAGGAGCAAAGATGATTGAAACAGTATTGAACGTTAAGACAGTTAGCACATTCGGGAATTTGAGTTGCAAGGTTTATGAGATTGTCGCTGGTGCTAAGTATCTAGCGGTGAGCGTCTGGGATAGCAAGGCGTGCCCGAGCATTCACGAAGACGAGCTTGATAGCGTCGAAAGCGTCAATGAGTTCGTTAAAGGTCTGACTGGTTACGCCAAGGCGTTCAAGATTGACGGTAAGGGCGAGTTCGAGAGCTTAACGGCGGTTAAATGCTAGAAAGGAGACGACATGACACAGTTAACAAGCCCAGAAGACAAAGCACTAAATGCGCTTGTGGCGAGCTTCAAGGCACTTGATAAATACGACAGCGAGCTGAATATGGGCGAAGTCATGAACTGGCTCGACGACCACTATGACGCCGAGCGCAACCGATTAAATACCATTTTGGCGGGCGATATTCCGCTAAAGGACGCCGACGGCAATGAATTCGTGCTCTGGGCGTGCTGGACGTTAAATACCGGCAATGACGCCAAGATTGGCAAGCGAATGGCCATTTACGACGGGCACATGATGATTAATTTGACACAGGAAGACGTCGACGCGTTATTCGACGGCATCGACATGTGGGTCAAGCTTCGAATGTGCGAAACTGAGAGCTAATTATTCGCTAAAAGTATTGACAAAACACAAGCGGTATGATAATATAATAATGTCGTAAAAGTTAAATGAAAGGATTAAAAATGAAAAACGACAAAATCAACACAAACATTAACATGTATAAGATTAAATCAGTGCGAGAAGCTAAGTATGTTAAGCGGATTGCACTAAATGAGCTAGAAAGCGACGCTTTGGCGATTAAGTCCGCGAAGGAAGACGTCAAGGTCGCTCGCAAAAATCTACGCAAGGCAAAAGAAGCATTAAAGAAGCAGAAGCAGGAGCGGAACGAGCTTCGCAAGTTTATCAAGCGATTGAATGCCCGCATGAAGGCTTTGCCAGAAGAGATGGCGACAAATCGAGACATTAACGCGGTGCTCGCCGACGCTAAGAAGGAAGGGATATTGCAATAATGATTAAATCTCAGGTTGCGAATAAATACGGGTTAGTATTTCCGCGAGAGTTCGACTGCCGAGACAGGCGGACGACACGGCATTAGCCGAGCGCTGGGCAAAGTTGCTATAATTGGGACGTTATGATTAAGCGAGAGCAGAAGACGGTCAAGCTGTCAGAGATTAAGCCGAACCCTGACAACCCGCGGGCGATTAAGAGAAACCAGCTAAAATCCTTGCAGAAGTCGTTAAGCGACTTTCCAGAGATGATGAAGCTACGCCCGATTGTGGTCGACGAAGACGGCGTGATTCTTGGTGGCAACATGCGCTATCAAGCACTACTGGCGAATGGAGCGACAGAGACGGAAGTCGAGACGGTCTCAGGCCTGACGCCAGAACAAAAGCGCGAGTTCATTATAAAGGATAATGTAGCATTCGGCGACTGGGACTGGGACGCGCTAGCGAATGAGTGGGATATGGGACAGCTGAGCGAGTGGGGGCTGGACATACCAGAACCCGAGAATGTCGACCAAGAAGTCGAGGAAGTCGATGTCCCAGAAGTGGCAGGCGAGCCAGACAGCCAAGCTGGCAGAGTATACTCGCTGGGCAAGCATAAACTGATATGCGGCGATTGCACTAATGCAGATATTATGACTAAGCTGATGGGCGATAAAGTCGCCGATTTATTGTTGACAGACCCACCTTACAACGTGGACTACCAAGGCGGAACTGGACTAAAGATTAAGAACGACAAGCTCGGCGACAGCGAGTTTCGCAAGCTGCTAGACGGAGCATTCGCCGCAGCGTCAGCCTCGGCAAAAGCAGGAGCGTCGTACTACATATGGTACTCGGAGGCGGAAGTCAAGAACTTTGTGGAGGCAGCCGAGACGAACCTTGGCGAGGTGCGAGAGAATCTCATCTGGGTCAAGAACAGCCTGGTGCTTAGCCGACAAGACTATCATCACCGACACGAACCTTGTCTTTATGGCTGGAAAGAAGGCGCAGCTCATTACTGGTGCGGTAGTCGTTCACAAGACACGATACTTGACAAAGAGATAGACTATGACGCTATGTCAAAGGCGGATGCGGTCGCCATGCTAAAAGACATACTAGACAACAACGCATTACCAACAACAGCCCTAAAATTTGCGAGGCCAAGCGCCAGTCGAGAACACCCGACGATGAAACCGATAGCGCTATTGGCGTATCTAATTAAGAACAGCTCACGTACTGGCGAGATTGTCCTAGACCCATTCGGCGGTAGTGGCTCAACGCTACTAGCATGTGAGCAGACGGGACGCGTTTGCTACACGGCAGAGCTAGACCGCCACTACTGCGACGTTATACGCAAGCGATACTGGCAGTTTGTGCATAATGGCGACGAAGACGGCTGGCAAGAGGGTACCAAATAGGAGTAGAAAGGAGCGCTTGAGTTATGACGAATTCGCAGAAGCATGGGAACTATGAGGTGGGCTATAAAAAACCACCAAAGAACCGTCAGTTCGGACAGCCCGGGGGTAATAAAAGCTCAAGAGGAGCGTGGAAGAAAGAAGACACGCCTCGCTACAAACTCGAGCAGATGATGAAGCTTGACGAGGACGCTCTCAGGGTCATTATCGGCGACCACGACGCGCCGATGTTTGAGCGACAGCTAGCAAAGTGGCTCATTAAGGGCGACTGGAAGGTTATCGAGTCACAGATAAATCAAGTTTATGGCAAGCCGAAGGAAGTTGTCGAGACGATTGACACCACGCCGAAAGCGATTGAAGTTCAGGTGCTCGCTCCGAAGGACGACGCCAAAAGTGGAAAACCTGTGGAAAACTCGGAGAAAAACGCCGAGAAAAACTCCTAAAAGTATTGACATTAGCTTCTGGATTGGCGGTAAATTAGTCCGCGAAGGGCGACATGAGCGACTACGTCAAGGCTAAAATCATTAGCGGACTTGACGCTATACTATGAGTATGAGCGTAGTTAAAACATCTGTGCTTCCTGAATTCCTGCCGCTGTATCAAGATAGCTGGCGGAATATTGTCTATTTCAGTGGAAGGTCGTGCCTAGCGGGTGGCACGCCCGTGGTCATGGCTAACGGAAATACCAAAGCAGTAGAAGAACTAAGGCAAGGAGACAAAGTCATTAGCTACGACGAATACTCGGGCGAATTTGTAGAGAATGCGGTGGCTCATGTTGCGGTGGCAGGTCAATGCCCTAAACCTATGATAGAATGGACATATGAAGGCGAAACGACGACCGTCACGTTCGACCACCCTTACTTCTGCGGACAAGGATTTTATCCGCTCTATCAGCTTATCTGGGGAAGTCTGGACGAGAGCCAAAGGCGTCAGCTCACGCTACTATGCGAGCAATATGGGACGTCTCTTGACTTTAAGCTGGAAAGGGTCAAGCATTCCTGCTGTAATTCGACCTGCGAAAGATGCCAACGGCTACCTGCGAACCGTCCTAGATGGGCGGACTATCAAGGTACACAGGATAATTGCTCAAACCTTCTTAGCAAAGCCCGCGAATATGGACACAGTGAACCACCTAAATGGCGACAGAAGCGACAATCGAGTAGAAAACCTAGAGTGGTGCACGAAGCTATACAACAGCGTTTATCATGTCGAAGAACAGCCAAAGCGGAAGGGCACGCCGAAATATTCGCAAAGCGAGATAGAAGCCATTCGCAACTATTACGACAAGCACATTGCCGACTTACCGAAGACGGGCAAGCTGAAAGCCAAGGCTTACGACGATTTGTCCAAGATGCACCCACAAGTGCCAAGGGACTATTTGCGAGAATTGTGCACTCGTCGTTCAAGGTATCGCCGTGGCGACTTTACTACGGTGTTGAACTCGCCAGAGCACCATTCACATACGTTATTGGCAATCGACACCATTTTATAACGCATAATACGGGCAAGACACATGCCGTGGCGGAGAGCCAGCTGGTGCGGGGCATGTCGCGCAGAATGCGCTTTTTGGATTGTCGCGAATACCAGACGTCAATCGGCGATAGCGTTAAAGCAGAGCTTGAAAGCATTATTGACCGCAATGGCTGGGACAAGTGGTTCGTATCGCAAAAGAACAGACTTTATTGCACGACCACTGGCAGTGAGTGGGCGTTTATAGGTCTTCATAACGCGAGTTCGGTGCAGTCATATGCCGAGTTCGACGAAGCGTGGGTGGAAGAAGCGCAATCGCTCTCGCAATTATCACTCGACCTACTGACGCCGACTATTCGTAAAGACGGCTCACGGCTGATATTTACCATGAACCGATTAACCGAGAATGACCCTGTATACGAAAAATACGTTAGAAACCACCCACCAAGGACATACGCGAAGTATCTGGACACGTATACGCTCGACCGCTACGGCTTGCAACCGCTGGAGATGCAGGAAGAGCGAGAGAGCGAGAAGGGCATGCCGAGCTATGCGTGGAAATGGCTGGGCGAACCGCTGAGCCAAGTTGAAAATGCGATATTAAATCGCGATGAGATTATTCGCATGTTTGATAGACGCGGAGAAGGCGACGGAGCGTGGCGAGTTGGTATTGATGTCGCTCGCTTTGGTGCAGACCGTAGCGTGTTTACAATCGCGAAGGGACTTGACGTCATGGATATTCGCGTCCACGAAAAGCAGTCGCTGACCAACCAAGCAAACATGGTCGAAGAGCTTGTCGGGCACTTCAAGGCAGAAGGTTGCCGGATTAAAATCGACGATACGGGCGTTGGTGGTGGATTAACCGACATGTTGAAGGCGCGCGGACTAGATGTCGTGCCGGTGAACTTTGCCCAAGGAGCAAAAGTAAGCGATAAATATCCGAACGCGGCGAGCGAGATGTGGTTCGACTTTGCAGATATTATCAATGCCGTTGGAATGGAGAGTGTGGCGAAGTTCAAGAATGAGCTTGTCGGCGAGATGGCGTCAAGGCAATGGGAGTTCGATAGCAAAGGACGGCGCAAAGTGCAGAGCAAGGATGACTACAAGTCCGCGACGGGCAATCGAAGTCCCGATATTGCCGATTCGCTACTTCTATGCTTCTATGAGCCAAAAACACCAAAAAAGGTGAGTTGGTGGGGTTGACTTGCATTATAATTAACGTATGAGCATACTTGACAGGCTGCGGGTAATGACTCACCGTGGTGCTCACGACGGTGGGGCAATCAGCGCCAATTCTCGAAGCGTGAGCGTGTTGCAACCGAGTGGGACGCTATGGGCGCCACTGTTAGGGCTGGACTTTGACGACTACAAAGCCAACTTCTCGGACATTAGACCAATAGTCGAACAGTTCGCGATGGTGGCCCCGTATGCCGTTGACAGCAACGGCCAAGAGCTGACGCCACAGCCGAATGCAATACAGAAACTTTACGACCCGAATGACGACATGGGCTTCTATGACTTTGCGGACTATCTAGCGTCGACAGTTCTCAGTCAGAGCCGAGCAATCGTCAAGGTAGTCTGGGCGAATGACGCAGGGGGCAACCTCGACCGCATAAAGCGCGTTAGCGACAACATTGCCGGATACATATTCCTCCCGCCGAGCAGTCGGCAGGTGATGAGCGATGGACGCGTGCGGTATCAATACCAGACGCACGGCAATATCACGGAGTATTGCGACAGCCGAGATGTGATGGAGTTCTACTACTCCATGTCGACGGACGCATACGGCATAGGCGTTAGCCCTGCTCAGGCGTCCAAGAAGTGGGCGACAATCGAAGACTACATTGCAGCGTATCAGGCAGGATTCTTCCAGAACGGCGCCAAGCCAGACGGCATGTTTATTGTGACCGCGAACAGCTACGAAGATTACCAATCGGCGGTCGAGAAGCTCGAAAATGTGCATAAGCGCGGTAGCCGTGGACACTGGAACTATCAATACGCATACAGGCCGACGGATGAGAATGGCAATCCATTAAATGGCAGTAGCATTGAGTGGGTGAGCTTTGGTGGCACCAACCGCGACCTGGCACTCGACACGCTCATCAAGAACGTGCAGGACAAAAAGGACAGCGTCTACGGCGTGCCAGCAATCGCACGTGGTAATGACGCAACGGCAACCTACAACAATGCGCAGGTGAGCGACCGCAACCTAGCCCGTAAAATCGATTACCTACTAAGGCGGACGTGGTCACGCTTCCAGCATGAGCTGGCTCGTATCTGCGAAGACGATATTGGCTGGCACATCAGTTATACGTTCGAAGTGCCAGCACTCGCCGATGCCGGCAAGGTGCAGGCGGAGACCGACGCAACCAACGTCAATTCGCTTATAACGCTGGTTAACGCAGGAGCGAGCGTGCAGGACGCGTGCAGGGCGCTAGGACTAAATCGGGACTGGGCAACGCTCACGCTAACGAAGCAAGAGACGCCGACGGCACTACCAATCGGGGAGAACAAGCATTTTTTAACGATTAACTCGCACGCAGATGACGTGCGAGAGACCGCGGTCAAGCGACTAGTCAAAATCGTGAACGATGAGAACCGACGCGTGGCGAACTTGGCGCTGGAAAATCAAGGTGTGAGCGTGAACGACTACACACCAACTGACGAAGAAGTCGAGACGTTCGCAAAGGCGATGCGAGACGCATTGAACGGCGTAGCAGAGTTATCAATCGCCGAGAATGGGGCAGAGCTGATACGCCAGAGCAAGCTACGCTCACCAGAAGTCTGGGGCAAGAATATCACGAACGAGCAATGGTTTAAGCGGCTACGGCAGACAGCATGGGCACATGACAACTGGACGGCGACGCGCGCCAAGAAGGCGTTGCAGGAAGCACGCGACAAAGAGCTGACGATGGACGAGACCCGCAAGCTACTTGAAGACAAGTTGTTCGACAAAGATACCGCCGAGATACTCGCTCGCAATGAAGTTGTTAACTGTGAGCGGTATGGACGGCTCGAAAGTGCCAATGAGATAGCCGATACCAACGACATGGTCGCGATTAAGACGTGGATGGCGACGGAAGACGCTAGGACGTGCGCCTTTTGCCGAGCGATGAATGGCAAGTCTGTGGCATTGAATAAGCCGTTCGCGAATAAAGGCGACGTAGTGGAGCTAGGCGGTGATGACGGCGTGGCGATGGTGGACTTCGTCGACCTTGATGTGCCCGACGCCCACAACAACTGCCGTTGTGCGTTCGCTGTGAGCTTTAAGCGGAAGGAGTAGTATGGCGGGGATTAAATGGCAGGTCAATCCGCAACTGATTTACGATAAGCGGTTCAAGCAGGGCGTCATCATGATGATGAGCGACGTGGAACGCAAGGCGATGGCAAGAGCACCAGTGTTAACAGGAGCGCTAAGAAACTCGGCGCGCTTGCAGGACAGCGACAAAAGCGTGGCGGTCATATTCGGCTCAACCAGAGTGCCATACGCGTATATACGCCACGAAGTCAACTACAAGCACCCGTCGACGGTTCAATATTTAGCGAAGGCGGCGCAAGAAGTCGCCAACTCAGATATTGGGAGATACTTCAAATGAAATTCGACTTACGCTGTGAAGCATGCGGACGGTGGCTCGGCTCGACCGAGACCGACGTCGATGCCACGATTAAATGTGCCAACTGTAAGCACAACACGCACTTCAAAATCTCATTTTTGAGCACACATACGCTATGGGGTGCGTGCTACACTAATGATAGAAGCGAGATTGACGCAAAAGACCAGAAGGCCGCGGAGATTAAAGCTTCGAAGGAAAATTATGAGCAAACTAAATCTAACGCAGACGTTCAAAGCACAAATCGGCTCGGGTGAGAAACGCGAAATCACGTTCCTGGCCAATTCGGGCAAGCCGATGGCGAATGGCGAGACAATCGACCTTGACACCTTGCAGACGCGAGACCCAGAGACAGGGGCGAACGTGCTAGTCAAAGACCTGAACGCCAGCGACAGCAAGAACTTTTTGCCACTACTTGTTGACCACGAATGGTCAGTCGACAAGAAAGCGGGTGAAGTTCGCGGACTGTGGCTGACCGACGCAGGACTGATGGCAAGAGCAACGCTCGCTAATAACGACAACGGCAACAATGTGCTGGCGCTCGCCAAAGACGACATGCTAGACACATTCAGCGTCACGGTCGAGTTCGCGGACGGCGACCAAGACAAGGACGGCGTCATTCATGACGGCAGATTATTGGAAATCAGTGCCGTGTGGCTCGGCAACGACGAGACGACCAAGCTTGTGAGCGTTAACGAGAGAAAGGAAGCCGAAATGGCAAACATTAGCATGAATGAGCTGACCGCCGATGAAGCGAAGAGCTTGAACGACGCTATCGACGAACTCAAAGCCAAGGTTCAAGCCTTGACCGAGGGCGGTGATGGTGAAAGCGACGGCGACGCTCCAGCAACCAGCAATGGTGGCGATGACACAACGCCAGCCGAGCCAGCAAAGAACGAGAGCAAATCGGTTAACAACTTTGTGAACATTCAGATGAATGAGCGTAAAGCTGAGAAAGAGAGCAAGACGAAAGTGACCCAAATCGAAGTTAAATCCAATAGCAAGAGCTACATCGACAGCGACGACGCTGTGCGTGACTTTGCCCGCACGCTACGTGAGAACCGTGGCGAGATGGCAAGTCGCAACGCTTGGAATGCCAAGGTCAAGAGCTTCGGCCTTGATGCGGACATTCTACCGACGCAAATTGAGCAAATCTTCTTCAAGACCTGGACTGACCAGGACAGCATTTTAAGCACCTTCCGCAATAGCCGTGCCAAGCAGTTAGACCTATACGCGTTCGAGCCAGCCAGCGATGAAGGCGGACGCGCTAAGGGCCACAAGCCAGGCGAAGTCAAGCAGGACCAAGAGTTGAAGGCGCTGTCTCGCACAACCCGCGTAAAGGGCATTTACAAGAAACTCCCGCTAGACTTGCAGGACTTGGTCGACGACGCCAGCGGTGAACTCGTCGCATTCCGTGCGCAGGAACTAGCCGACCGCGTAGCCAACGAAATCGTGGTCAGTGTCCTTCTCGGCGATGGTCGCTCGGCAGGTTCTCCAGACCTACGCACCTTCGACGGCACTCGCGGCCTGTTCAGCATGAAGGCGGATATTGACGGAAGCGGGACAAATGGCACCTACGCCAGCGCTGTGGCCACTAAGGTCTCAGAAGATGAAGCCGATAGTCTATACGCCCGCTACTTCAAGACACTATCAGCGGTTCATACAAATGGTCGCAAAGTTCTAGTCGTTCCTTATGGCGCTATTGCTAAGCTATTGACCGAAGAGAGCAAACTCGGAACCCCACTGTTTGCTCCTGGCACAACACCAGAGCAAATCTTCCCGAACACCCGCGTGTTCGAACTCGAAGAGATGGTCGGCACCGACATGCTGGCAATCGCTTACGCCGATGGCCAAGCATACGTCCTGAACGGCGACAACGCAGGCCGTGTCTTCACCGACTTCGACATCACCAAGAACCAAGACGTCATGGAAGTTGTCCGCTACGTAGGTGGTTCATTGCAGGGTCGCAAGCTCGCGGCTGGACTAGTCAAGGCTGGGGCTTAACGAAAGAGCGGAGCGATTAAATGGCGATTAAACTTCAAGCGAGCACCATCAAGACGTTAGCAGGCTACGACGTTAGCCAGCACGGCGTCGAGACCGCCGACCTTGATACCGCCATTAGCGTGGCGGTCAGCCGAGCACAGATACTACTCTGCGATGAGACGCTGACCGCCGACGCTCTGCCCGAAGCGTTAGCACCAATGCTAGCTGACCTAACCGTCTGGACGCTCACGAATAAGACGACGGACGGCGAAGTTCAGAGCGAGACCGTTGAGAACTATTCCTATACGAAAGCGAGCGACTTGCCAGCAAACGCGGTCGCCCGCATTCGTGAGAAATACGGCGACGTCATCAAAGCGTTCAGCAAGTGCCCGAAGCCGACGACGGACACGGCGAAATTCAATCCGCTATGGACGCCAGACTTCTACCGCGAGAACCGAGGCGACGCATGAATATATTCAGCAACAACGCCATGACGGCATTCGAACTGAGATTGCCCGCAATCGAGAGCGAGACGGGCAACACCTTTACCGGTGCAAGCTGGACAAGTGAAGCAATTAGCGGATTCGGCGTATTCAAGCCGCGAGCCAACAGCGACATCGAAGAGCGGAATCCTGACGCCACAGGGCAGGCGACGTTAAATATTGCGCCGAGCGTGCTACCAACCGAGCTGGATACGCCAGACGAGCAACTCGTCGGTAGCACCGTGAAGGTTGGCGGTGGCGTCTATACCGTGGTTCGGGTGGCGACGGGCAAGAACTTCCGCACAGGTGAAGTTGAGCATTACAGGCTCTTTTTGAGCGTTAACGAGAGAGAAGGTGACGAATGATAGTCCCAGCACTCATGTTAGCGATGGAGCAAGCAGGGCTTGGCTCAATCAAGAAGAGCGCAGACGAAGCAACGCCGACAATTTACTGGGAAGAGCTTCCGCAGAAGCCAGATGCAGAAGGCGTCTGGATAGTCAGCGATGGCGATGCAGGTTCGACGGATGACGCCGAGCAAATGCAAATCACCATTTACGCACGCAGTGGCAACAAGCTCTGGTCGCAAATCTGGCTGGACAATATCACGCAATGGGTGCGTGGCGATGCGCAAGACATATGCGGATTAAAGGTCAATCCGTATGAGCTGGCAGGCAAGGCAGACGAGTTCAAGGACTACAACCGAGACTACATATACGACGTTATCTCGATTAAGCACACTGGGGCGACGCAGACACAGCAACTCGACGCTAACGGCAGACTGATTAAGTCAATTACTATCACGATTAAATTTAACGAAAGAAAGGACAATTAAAATGGCACGCAGGACATTTTATAGGCCAATGGTCTACATCGCGAGCTACAAGAGCGACGGCACAACTGTCGACGCAGACAGCGTTATTGCAATCCCGCCGACACGCATTACGAGCGATGGCTTGACGTTCAGTGCAACGCCACAGACATACGACGATGAGACCGCGGCGGGCACCTTCACCTACGACAAGGGCACAACCGAAGGCAACAGCATTAGCGGCACAATCCTATTCGCTAACATGAAAGAGCTAGCGACACTCGCCAATAACGGCACGGCTGGCTCAGACGCGACACACGGCGAATTGCAGTTCGGTTCACCTAACGCATGCGCAACCGTAGCCGACAGGGCGGTGGTCGTGGTCGATATGTGCGATACGCAGAACGCCTACAAAATGATTAAAATCGACCATGCGGACATCGCGCTCATGACCGACGACGTGACGCTAGGCGGTGATGACCCATTCCAAATCGCGTTCACTGTCTATGCACACCCAGGCGACACGACGCCGGCAATCACGTTCGGCACGACAGACGCAACCAAGGTATTCGACCCGACTACCTGGACGATGAAAAACCCAGGCGCGTAGAGCAATTTAGAGTTTTAGTTAGTAAGTCCAAAGCGACGCAAAGGAGCAATCACAATGGCAATCAAATTCGACGAAAAATCAGAAATCAATAATCTATTCGGCAAGGCCGACGATGTGGCGGTCGACTTTACAACACTCGACGGCAAGACCCACCGCTGGGTATTCACTGGCGGTGGGCGGTTCTTGCTAACAGAGTTCCAGCGGTATGCGTTAGAGCTTGTTCCATTTACAGACGACATGCAGAAGGCAGACGACGACGCCAAAGCGCTAGGCAACATCGTGCGAGAACTGAAACCCGCCATGGAACGCTTCAAGCGGGCGTGGAAGGCGAACGTTAAATGCGACGATAACAGCCCATCCGAATGGATAGACCAGAACCTGGGCAACTTGACGTATTCAACACAGGTGCTCAGCAAGTTAATGACCGCTATTGCCGGCAATGACGACAAGGGAGACGACAAATAATGCTCATTTACTACACATTAACGGCTTGCGGGGTCTGCCCCGCATTCAACAAGGAATTATACGAGCGGGGCTTGAAGCAGGCCATCCGCTCGAATACGCCAGTCAAGGTCGTGCCGTTAACGACGACGGAAGCACTGCAAAGCTACCGAGACGCTAGGCGGAAGGACGCCAGCGTTAAATTGCCGTGCTGGTTTAACACTTTAACGAATAAGGTTGAGACATGGGAGACGACGGAAAAGAAGCAAAGCAAACGTTCAATGCCGAAGAATACTACGCCAAAATCAACGCAAAATTAAAGAACCGCGCATTCCAAGACGTCGACACCGAGACACAGCGGAAGCTAAATGAAGCGACGCTGAAAAACTGGCGACGGCGGGTGAACCCTGTCGATATGGCATACGCAGACGCCCTAGCTCTCGGTGGCTGGGACTTCTTCTGCGCGTATGTTAGTGGAGCACTTGATAGCGACTTTGCGACAAGCGTGCTGAAAGCACTACGCAAGCGCGAAGCACAGCATGACGCGAAGCTCATACAGGCGGTGATAAGCACCAGTGCGGTGGCTGCGATGGGCGGTAAGAAAGCACGGCAACCATTAACGAAATTAGACGAAGAACTCAACAAGGAGGCGTATGGCGACTAGCGTAGGAACCATTAAGGTAGACGCAACGCTCGATAGTGCCAAGTTTAAGAGCGGTCTCAGTGGAATGGAGTCTGACGCCAAGAACAGCACGAGTAAAATCGGCGATTCGTTTAAGAACATTAGCGCCTCATTAGACAGCACTGTTAAGGACCTACTCGGCAAGGCATCAAAGGCAGCAGCAGGGGCGGCGGTCGCCATCGGCTCAGGAGCGATTAAGGGCTTCTCCGACTGGCAACAGTTCACTGGCGGTATTGATAAGCTTTTTGGCAGTGCCAGCAAAACGGTGCAGGCGAACGCAGCGAAGGCCTACAAGACGGCGGGCATGTCCGCAAACGACTACATGGATACGACGACGAGCTTCGCCGCGTCGCTCATTAAAGGTCTTAATGGCGATACCGCCAAGGCGGCGAAAATTGCCGATACCGCCATTCAGGATATGAGCGACAATGCCAATACGTTCGGCACGAGTATGGACAGCATCCAGTATGCCTATCAGGGCTTCGCAAAGCAGAACTACACCATGCTCGACAACTTGAAACTGGGCTATGGCGGAACAGCAAGCGAAATGGCGCGACTCGTCAACGACTCAGGCGTCATGGGTAAGTCATTTAAGGCAACCGCCAAGAACATTAACGACGTTAGCTTCGACAAAATCATCGAAGCCATCCACGTGACCCAGGAGAACATGAAAATTGCCGGCACAACTGCAAGGGAAGGTAGCGGAACTGTCGAAGGCTCATTCAACCAAATGAAGAGCGCAGCTCAGAACTTTCTAGCGGCTCTCGGCGGTGGTGGTAATGCACAGCAGGCATTTCAACAGCTCATCGACGCCACGAAGCAGTTCGGCGAAAATCTGAAACCAGTTATCCGAGACATTCTGACAAACGTCGGCGCGATTATTGACGAATATATACCAGGCTTCACGGACGACGTCAAGCAGGTGTTCGACTTCGTCAAGAACAACAAGCAGTTAGTCATTGACGCCATTAAATCAATAGGGCTGGCGTTATTGACTATCCGCATCGGAACGTTCATCGGAGACCTATCGAGCTCGGTCGGGAACATCGTCAAAATCGGGTCGGTAGCGGGCAAGGCGCTAAAGCTCGTCGGGGGCGGTGTCGGCACGGTATTTAGCGGGGCTCTGTCGCTCGCGCCTAAATTAGTGCCTATCATTAGCACAATAGGCTCAGGATTACTCTCAATCGCTACCACCATAGCTGGACCGTTAGTTATGGCCATACAAGCTCTCGGCTCGGCACTCGGCGCAGTCGGCGCATTCTTAGCAGCGAATCCAATAGTGCTCATTATCGGCGCAATCATTGCGGTCGTCGTTGCATTAGTGGCGCTCTACAACAAATCGGAAGGGTTCAGGGAGTTAGTGAACGGCATTGTGGGCGCCGTGGTCGGCTTCATTCAAGGGGCAATCGCTACCGTGGTGAGCTTCTTCCAGGGGATGTGGACGACGCTAACGAGTATTATTGGCGGAATAGTCGGCTTTGTGCAGGGCGTCTGGGGCACCGTGGTTGGCTTTATCAGTGGAATACCTGGGTGGGTTAACGACAATGTCATTCAGCCCGTGGTCGGCTTTATCAGTGGGCTATGGAACGGCATCACGACTGGCGTGCAGAATGTCTGGAACGGAGCAATGAGCATCGTCGGCGGAATCGCGAACTGGATTAAAACGAACGTCATTGACAGAATCGTTGGCTTTTTCCAAGCAGGCTGGAACGCCGTCAAAGCGGGCGTTCAAGCTCTCGCTGGCGGTATCAAGAGCGTGTTCGGAACAATTGCCGGTATCATCAAATGGCCTATCAATACGATTATCAACGGCATCAATGTCGTTATTAAAAAGATAAACAGTCTCAAAGTGCCCGACTGGGTGCCGGTCATTGGCGGTGCTCATACTGACTTTCCGACAATACCGAAGCTCGCTACTGGTGGCTACGTCGGTGGCGTCGGCACAGGAACAAGCGACAGCAATATGGCGTGGCTCAGTCGTGGCGAATACGTCGTAAAGGCGGATACCGTCAGGCGATACGGCGTAGAGTTCATGGACGCGTTAAATAATGGCTCGCTGGCATTTAGTGGCGGAATGACGCAGAACTATTATTATCAGTTCGACCGCAACGCCAATAGCAGGTGGCAATATCAGCAAATCAGAACAGGAGCGGCAGCATGAGAGTTGAGTTCAGACGAGACGACGGCAGGCGATTAAAAATTGGCGGTTGGTCAACATTTATTGACGGCGCGACGGACGACCTGTTCCCCGTTAAGGCGTTAAGGTCGAGCACCTTCAACTATGCAGGAGCTGACGGCGGACAAATGGTCAAGCAGTTCTACGAACCGTGGACGATTAAGTTCTCGGGCTATATCCACCGAGCAGGCGGAGCGTTAGCGGACATGCAAGCACGGCAGGAGTTCCTATCATTCTTCGAACGAAGTCGCTACTTCACCGCCGTGTTCACAGATTGCTACGGTAGACAGTCGCAAATTCGCGAAGGCTGGCTGTCGACAGCACCGCAGACGACGCTTCGGAGCAAATTAGAGCGTGGGCAGACATGGGAAGTGGAACTAACTTTTGGCGACCCTTATCTCTATGAATACGCAGAAGACGACGACGGCAATATCATCTATGCACACTCTATCGACGTCCCAGTCTACAAGCAGGCGGTATCGTCAGCAGGCTATATCTATACATCGGCAGGTTATATCTACGGAGCTAAGGGCTATGCCAGCATGGGCGCCGTGGACGCCACGCCGAGCGTCTATATAGATAGCATTATCCCAGTGCAACCCGTCTGGACGGTTACGGGATTAGCGGTCAACCCGAGCCTAAGAAACGTGTCGACGAATACGCAAATGACCTACAACGGCACAGTCGCTAGGGGACAGACGCTAACAGTCGATACGCTAAACCGCACCGCATTCCTAGGCACGGCGAACGTAACGAGCAATATGACAGGGAGCTGGGTTGGGCTGGTGTCTGGTGTCAACCGTCTACGATACATCATCAGCTCAGGCACGGCGACAAAGTCAACGCTTAGCTGGAATGGAGTCATCGGATAATGCGTCGCTTACTTGATACGAAAGTCTACGAAATCAGGCTACTCAGAGACCGCAAGCTCATCGGCGACCTCGGACGAATCGCGCGAAATCTAACATGGAGCGTGAATCGCAACCCCAAAGTCGGCTACGACAAAATCACGTTCAGCGTCGACCAGACGGCGTTCAATAAGTGGTGTCAGGGCCACGGCGCGACCGTCGAAACTATGATTAGACCAATAAAGACCGATTGCCAGGTGTGGGTCAGGAATACGCCAACGAGCGACAATGTCTGCGTGGCGCATGGGTATTTATCCGCCATGCCAGCGCTCGAAGCGAACGGCGACGCCATGGACTTTAAGTTCGAATTTTATGACCAATTTATGAAACTAGCAGGCGGGAGCTTGATACCGAACGGCACCAGATATAACCAGTGGTATGCCGACGATATTTGTATGAACATCATTAACACCGGAGCAGACCGTCAAGGCATGGCGTCATTCGGCTTTAAGGAAGGACCTAGGCTATCCGACCGCAAGCTAATAACTCGCCAATACGACGACTGGAAGCCAGAAGCAGAAGCGATTGCCGAAATGACCGACAATACCACAGGGCAAGGGCCATTCGATATCTGGATTGATAAAGATTACGCCGTGAACTTCGCAAACGTCAGGGGCAAGAATAGCGGGCTAACGTTCGTCTATCCCTACGACCCAGCACAGGGCACGATACCCATGTCGGCACTGCCAGAATATCCCGACGTGCCCGAACTCATGACCTGCATTAGAGCGGTTGGCGAAGGCCAGGGCGACGCCGCCATCACGACGTTTCAGAGCGACGCTACGGGTATTGAGACCTACGGCTGGATTGAAGGCTACAAGCAATACTCAGGTATCACGACGCTCAACGCGTTAGAGCAGAAGGCGAAAGCCGACCTACAAAATGCACTAAATCCGAACCCAGCACCAACGATTACCGTTAACGGCGTCTTTATTGACTGGGCGAGCTTCGGCGTGGGCGATAGAATCGACTACCGCAACGACGTTGCCGTCGGCTACGGCGTCCAAGGACACGTTAGAGTTAAGACCATCGAAGTGAACTGCGACGAGAACCGCAACGAGAGTATTAAGCTAATTACGGAGCAATATGACGGCAATTAACAGCACGGCAAACGAACTGCGAAGCATCAAGGAAGAACTCCGCGCAATGAAGGCGCAGCAACTAGTCGCCGACCCAGCGTCGGCGGTAAATGCGTATCAGTATACCCAGCATTGGAGCTGGACTGGAACTAACAGCGATATTACCAATATCAGCGTTATCTTTAAGGCCGACGAAGCAGGCGACACGACGCCATACGTCTCGGCATGGCTCGAAAACGTCAGCGTGCCTGATACCGACTATATCTACTGCGAAGACTGGTGGGTGTCATTACAGCGAGCGACGCTAAGCTGGGCTATAGTGCTACCTGGCGTCGCAGGGTCATATAGCGGAGACGTTGTCGTCAATAGCTATGTCCCAGGGCAACTAATAGTGAGCTATCCAGCATGAGCAATATAAGCGAATTCATAAAGAGCATCAGCACCGAACTACGGGCGATGAAGTCCGCCCAGAGACAGGCGGCGGCATCAATGCCGAGCTACGTGCTAGAAACAGATATCAGCGTGCCGACCTACTCGTTCGCGACCACGAAACCGTCGCATACAGGCACGACGACGCTCTGGCTCTACTGCAACACGTCAACCATCGTAGCGACGCCCTACTTTACCAGCGGAGAAATCGGAAACATCTACTGGCAACCTGTTCACAAAAGCGGAGCAGTTGGCTGGAAAATCGCGAACTACAACAGCTATGCGGTCAGCTTGCACATTAAGGTTATTGCGAACCAGAAAGGCAGGCTGGCGACGTCATGAAATCAATAGTGGACGAAATCCGCGACATCAAGCAGGAACTCCGCGGGCTGAAATCGCGACAAGCGATTGCAGGTTCAACCATGCTCGCCGAAGAGAGCAGGAGACCAGACCCAGAGCACCCGAATGAGCGCATCACCTACTCATGGAGTGGTGGTGGCGATATTGGAACCTATATTGAAGGCACTGCGACAGTTAAGCTCACCGCTGTGGACGGCAACCGCAACCTACCGACGAACCCAGCGGTAGAATGGACAGTTTCGCCGCAGCTTTATCAAGGCGGACAATACGTGGCGACGCTGGCTCAATTCCCTACGAATGGCGGAACGCAGTTCTACTGGCGACCACAGAACATGACGGCAGACGGCGTGGCGACGTTGCAGTTCATGCTGACGATGGATTATGAACTGGCTCAGAGCGGTGGAACAATCGACATTCCGCTGATGTGCTACGGCGTCGGCAAAATCGCCAGTATTAGCCAAAGCTGGACATATCACAAGGCATAATTCGCTATAATAAAGGCAGAAAGGACGAAGCATGAGCAAATCACTATCAGAGTTCACAGCATGGGCGAGAGCAAAGGGCGTTGTCGCCAACCCGAACGGCAGTTATCCTGGGCAATGCGTATCGCTAATACAGCAATACCTAAATCAGTGCTACGACGTGCCCTACAAGGCGCGTGGCAACGCTAAGGACTTCATTCCGCCCAAGTTTCACCAAGTTAGTGGCGGTTATGCACCTGGCGATATAATTCGCTATGGTCGCAACATGGGCGGTGGCTACGGACACATCGGCATGATTGACGAAAACGGTCGTTGGCTTGACCAAAACGGCGTGCGTCGGCGAGCAGTCGGCACGGCGTCAAGACCATTCGGCGGTTATAACGCAATCTTCCGCCCCGATAACGCCGTGGCGGTTAGTAGACCAGCACAGACCAGCAATACGGGCATTCCAGCAGGGGCGGTTAGGCAGGTCGCAACATTCAGAGCGACAGTAGACCGCAATATTCGCCGAAGTCCATCATTAAATGGCGAAATTGCCGGCACATTCACGAACGGAGCGACACAGCGCTACGATTGCTACATCGACGCTGACGGCTTCCGCTGGGTGAGCTGGATAGGTGCGAGCGGACATCGCAACTACTGTGCAGAAAAGAGACTAAGGGACGGCAAGCGCTACGGCGTCTGCTATTAAGGAGAGATTATGGACGAAGAACCAGTGTTCAATGGCGACATATACGAGATTAAGGAGAGCGAATAATGGCAATTACAGCAATGGGGCTTGGCTCTAAGAGCTTATCAGGCGACTACAACCTAGACCCGCAAGACCAGTTCTGGTCATGGCTTCACGGCATGGCGAAAGACCACAGCAAAGGCACTATTTTTAGCGGTTTTAAGGTCGAGCCAACGGACCCCGCAGGCATGAGCGTTCAGGTCGGCGGGCACGCATTAACGCCAGACTCAGCTGTCTACTATGGCGACGGAACAGACGGCAACTTTTTTAGCCGTCATAACGTTCTGTTCAGCTCAGACGGCGTGCCGACGAAAGTTGAGCTATCAGGGGCGAGCACGTCAGGTTCTACTACCTACTACATCGTGAGCTACGTCATGCCAGCGAGTTCGGTCGCGGCGTCATCACAGACGGCAGGCACGCCCGAGCTGGTCAAAACGATAGCGGTTACAGGGGCCAGCTACGGTGCTCCGACGGCAAGCGAGATTGAAGCTGCGAAGGCGAGCGGAGCTGAGCCAGGTTATATCATCTGGGGACAGGTCAGCATTTCCGAGAGAACTACGACGGTCACAAGCTCCAATATTACGCAGGCGAACGACATGAGTGGGGGTAATATGCGTAATACCAGTGGGCTACTTTATGACGACTCGCTGAGCAAGAGTGAATATTTGGAAGCACCAATATTCAACGGCTGGTGGGCAAAGATGTATAAGTTCACCAACATCGGACTGGTCATCTGCTCGCTAGACGGGCGAGATAATCCCATTCAGTCGGCAACATCGTTCAATAGCTTGCCGGTTGGCTGGCGACCATCGACGCCCGCTCGGTGCGCGGCGTTCATCGGTGGCGAAATAGCGACGTTCATTATTAATACTGACGGCACCGCCTTCTTCTGGCGCCCTGGGGCAAACCAAATGTTCAACGCTGAGCTTAATGGCTCCCTTGCTTGGCGTGTTTAGCGACTAGTTAATGTGGCGCAAGAAGCTCCACAAGGGGCACTTTCGTCGAAAATGTATAAACACTCAACTTTAACATTAAAACGCCAAATAAAGCGGTTTTAAGCACTATCAGGGGGTATTAAATGGCAGGTAGCAAATCAACCAAACATAGTGGCATGACGCCGACGAGACTCGCAAGTATCGTCGCTGGGTTAGTCTCAGCACTCGGACTAGCCTATTCAGGACTAGCCGTTATCTGGAATCTGCCTTGTGCAGACAAAGTCCAGCAGACCTGCGGGGTCATCGTCAGTCTCATTTCAGCGGTGCTGGCAGTATTTACAGGGAAGAAACTCGCCAAGAACTAGCCTGTGGAAAAGCTGTGGAAAACTATTTGATAGAATAAGTAAGGGCAACTCGCCCTAGGACCTTATCGATTGGAGATATCATGAGCGCAAGCATTGATGGCGAGTTCAGGTTGTCATCTATGAGCAGGCGTTGCACATTGACCGTCAATACAGACGGCAAGCGGTTAGCGCCACAAACGGTTGAGCTTCTCAGCCTTTATGGAGCAGAGTTCAAAGATGGCGTTTACCGGCTACGTTCGAACCCAGAAACGGCACTGGCACTGGCCTGCATCGTCAGCGACTACCTATTCTCCGATTAGCACCAAGCCCCTGCACGTCAGGGGCATTTTTACTGGCTCAAAATTGGTAGCTCATTTATACCAAAAATTAGCTACTCTGATTGATAAATTCTAGTAGTCTGATTACTCTGATTGATAAATTCTAGCAGTCTGATTGATAGATTTTAGCAATCTGATTGATAAATTTTAGTAACATAGATTAAATCTATAGAATAGAATTAGTTTATCTACTACGTAGATAAAGGCGATAAATCCGCCTTCGAGGTTGCAAATTTTATCAAATGGGCTAAAATTAAATTAGTGCAAGTGGCGTTCTAGTCAGTCGCTTGCGGAGGGCAGAAAATATTGGTATAATGCAAGGGACTAGAGCGCCCACCCCCTTGCAAAAGGGGGTTTAACTCTATGGAAAGACGGCGTCTGATAATAATTAGCGAGGATGTTTTGTGCAACAAATCGCTTTCTCTCGCCGAGAAGTGTGTCTACGCAAGAATCGCTGGCTTTGAAGAATATTTCGAATCGGCTGAAGAGTGCGCGGATTTACTCGGGCTTGGACTATCAACAGTTCGCAGTGCGAAGCAGAAGCTCGAGAAGCTCGGATATATCGAGTGTGTTCGTAATACTGGAAGAGGCAAGGCTTACAGAGCCGTGCTGGATTACCGTAAAGGCGACAACGTCGCCAGCGAGACTGTAAATGAATCGAATTCACAAAAAGTGGCCCAGAAGGAAGAACCAGACAGCAAGCCGAGTTATGGCAACAGCGACATTAATGGCATGTTCGATTATTGGCAGACTCATGTCGGCACGCCGATTATTAGCCGAGAGAAGAGCAACCGCAGGGCGTGCTACAACCTTTTAAGGAACAAGCACATCGGCGAAGAGAAGCTCCGCCACGCCGTGGAGTTCGTCGGTAAGATTAAAGAAGACCGCTTCGCTCCGCGAATCAGCGACTTCGTCGACCTTCAAGGCAAATTTAACGAGCTATGTGCGTATAAAACCAAATACCAGGCACAACAAGACGTCTCGGGCGATAAAACGCCAAATAGAGCGGTTTCAAGCGCTATGAAGGGCAATAATTCCGCAGGCGGTAATGTCGAGTTCGTGCCGTGGCGACCCACAGTGGGCGATTTGGAGCGCGAACGCGAGTGGAACGAGAAAGAACGACGGCAGACGGAAGAATCGGCGAAAGTAGACCCCGAGTGGCTGGAAAAGCTGAAACAAGAGACCATTCGCAAGATTTATAACCACGGAGACAACAAATGACGGCGGTTAAAAGGCCCGAGTTCTTGGACGACGGCAGGTTCACTTTGCTCGGCTACCGCTTGACGTGGCGCGACCCGTCGACCAATGAGCTTTACGAGAAGCTTTACGCCATCGACGACGTTCAGAAGCTGTGCAAGGGCATTAGGTGGCTTGTCGGGCACGGCGCGACTGACGTCCGCGACATTGCCGTGATGGGCACGGAAGCCGACCAGCCAATAAAGACCGGTGAAAGCAGGAGTTGGCAAGCTCAGACATGCGCCCATCAAGGATACGTTAAATAAAAGTGGAAAACTAGCACTTTAACAGATAGCGAATTTGCGAAAAAGTGGAAAACTTTGGCAAAAAAGTCCGCTAAAAGTGTTGACATAAGCCAACCACTTTGATATATTGATAATATCAAGTTGGTTAAATGAAAGGAGAACAAGTAATGACCGAAGAAGCGAAAATCGTCAAGAATGCTAGCCGAGCAGGTGGCGGTAAATACAGTTATAGTTACAGCTCGCTCGCCGACATTGTGAAGCAGGGATTCACGGTGCCAGCAATGCGCATCGCGGTCGTAGACGGCATGCAGTTCGTGGAATTTAAGGATGACGATGGCAACTGGCAACAAGGAGCACAGGTCGTGCCACTAGACAGCGGTTCAATGAATAGCGTTCAGAAATACGGCGCGTCATTAACCTACGCTAGACGCTACACCACGCTAATGGCACTTGGACTCGTCTGCGATGACGACGACAAAATCGAAGCCGAAGAGAACCGCGGGCAAGGCAATAGCAATCACCCTGCGACTGAGAAGCAAATCGCGTTCCTGAATCGTCTGTATGCAGGCAACGATGAAGTGCTCGCCGCGGTCAACAGCGGACGACTAACGATTGAGCAGGCGAAGACCATGATTGATAAGAAGATGAGCGAGGGTCGTCATGAATAAGGCCAAAGAAGAAGCCGACAAGCTACTCGAAGAAATCGAGCGGAGCCTGATAAGGAATGGCGACGACATGACATTCGCATACTCAACGCTGAGTAGCGTCCAGGTCAATATAATGGGCGATGGGCGCTACGCTAGAATGGCGACATTAGCAATGGCGGGTTATTCAAAGACGAAGGCGAGCGTGCGAGCGAAGCTTGTCGAACTCGACATGGAAGCTGGGCGAATTGCAAGACTTCGCGGGAAGCCAGTCAACTGGATGTTCGACATTCCGTCGTCCGATGTAGGCGTGCTGGAAGCTAAGAAGCGAGTTATGACCGAAGAGTTCCCGACATTTAAGGACCTAGTCATCGTCTGTTCGTGGCTCGACTATGCGGACAAGCAAATGCACGAGCTTTACGAAGTTGCGGAAGCCGAAGCCAAGAAGAAGCGCGAGCGCGAGTTAGCCGAGAAGTGGCATGCGAACCGCAAAGCGAATGAAGAGACTATTCATGACTTGTCCTATACGAGAGACGACGACGTGCGCAAGATGAGCGACCGAGATGTCCAGAAGCTCGCCGACAAGCTAAGGAACGAGTGGCGGTTGCAGTGCGACGCTGAGCGAATGGAAGATACGCCAAACGCTTGACGGCAAAAAGCATAAGTGATAAACTAAAATTAGTCCAATCAAGAACATTACAGCAGAGTAGCACGAGCAGTGCCAAAACCAGACAACAAGTTAAGAACCTATGTCCTTGCACTTTACCCACCAGTCTGGCGAGCCATGACGAGTCTAACGTCGGCACTGAACGTTTGTCCGCAGACGGGCTCAAAGCCATCAAAATGTCTATAACGGCGTCTGCGGAGCGGTTGTGCTGAAACCTAATAGCAGGGGTATGGGGCGCGCGAGGCCCCATGTTAGAGAGCAGGACATGCCCACCAGTCGTGCTCTCTAACACCACGATGTCGGCAAGCAGGCAAAACCTGTGAGCCGGCTGTCTGTAGGAGTGGGCGAGCATGGCGCGAACCCATAGGCAGACCTAGCGCACGGCGAAGTCTCCTTTCATTTAACCTTTAAAAGGCTATTGCCGTGCGCGACATCGAGTAGCTACCGCTAAACGATAGCAACTCGCCAAAATTAACGAAAGGAGTATCAATATGGCAGGAACAGTCGAAGGCGCCCTAAAAGCGGCGGCGACTAATATGGAGCGACACGGAGATGACTTCTACCGCCGAATCGG